GTAGCCGTATCGACATGATGCCCACGCATCACTGCCATTAAGTCGCTTTCTGCTTGTTCGAGGATGTAGCCAAAAACATCGATAAATTGATACAGCAGACTCTCGACATTGGCGGTGTCGTAAAAGTGAGGTAAGCGACTGGTGATGCTGACGCTTTTACCGCGTTTTTCCATAACAATTAACCCCTTGTTCCCTATTCCCTATTCCCTATTCCCTATTCCCTATTCCCTATTCCCTATTCCCTATCCCCTATCCCCTATTCCCTATTCCCTATTCCCTATCCCCTATTCCCTATTCCCTATCCCCTATCCCCTATTCCCTATTCCCTATTCCCTGTTCCCTGTTCCCTGTTCCCTATTCCCTGTAATTTCCAGGATAATTCGCAGGTTATCCCCACTGAGGTTGAGGGCCTGAAGTTGGGCGCGTTCGACGATGCGAATGGGGATATCCTCAGTAAATAGGCGTTCTCGTGCGGTTAGTTCTAGAGTATCCAGGGTATAGTCAGAACCCTGGAGAAAGGTGCGGGTTAAGTCAAGCAGTTGTTCTGTGTTTTCTGTGGGGGGTATGAACGTTTGCAGGGTGGCGCGGGAGAGATTGTTTGCGCGATCGCGGATTAAGGATAGCAAGTTAGTTTGCAATTGGGTGTAGTCGAGATTTTCCCCTACCTCCAAACTCGGTAACTGTTGGGTGAAGGCGGGAGTAAACAGACTAATTAATGTTGCAGTTATGGCAGTTCGCAGTTGTTCGGCGTCGATGTTTTCTGGAAGTAACCCGGTGGTATTCACCCTCAGGTGTAGCTTGGTAATGGCAATTGGCACTGGATTGACATCGCTATCGATGGCAAAATCAGCAGCTAACTGAGTTTTTTCAAAGGGTTCGACGCGAATTTCGGCTTTATCGACATCGATGCGATCGCGGGCATTTTCCAAATCTAATATCTGAAAATCTACCAACTTCCAAATTATATCAAGTACCCGATCGATGTTACGCGCCTGAGCAACAAATGTTTTAATGTTAATATTTTCTTCCGGTTCTAGCTGTTGAAGATACTCTCTCAATTGTTGTCTGACTTGTATTAAAACTTGGTCTTTTTCCTGGCGGGTGATGGTGATGGGTAACGTTAGTTTAACAGCACCCGTAATCGTGAGAAACCGAGAGTAGATAAAGGTTTTTCCGAGTTGTCCTTTTTCTACAAAGCTAACGTTTACCGTTTCGCCATCAAAACTCATCCCCGGATGCCATAAATGGGGATTCAGTCGCACTTGGACTTCGGCGTTGAGTTGAGTTTTAATCGCACTGACGGTAATATTTTCCCCAACCTGGAGACTTTGGAAATACGTTTGCAGTGCTTGCAACAAATTGTTGTAGGTTTCGGTAGTTAAATCAGTGACTTGCACTTGCACGTCTACGATTAAAAATTTAATTTCGGAAGCAACGCGGATGGAGTGGAGAGTGAATTTTTCTAGAATATCTGCATCCAAGCGCTTGACATCAGACTCATAAGACTTGATTTCTTGTTGTTCCCCTACTTGGCGCGTCGTTGTCAGGGTAAAGTCTAATAAATCGCTGACGTTGTGGCAGTCTAAAATTTTGCGGGTGAGTTGGGAAATTAACAGGGGTTGTCCCATCTGCTGAGTTTTCAGGTAGGTTGCGATCGCCCCTGTTACCTGTTGTTCGATTTGCAACTTTTCTTCTGACGAGAGGCGCAAGCTTTGATTTAATTCAATGCGGAAAACGCCATCAATCGATATTGGGTTCGCTGGCTTTAAAATCGCGTAAATTCCAGCCGCCCGTACTCGTTCAATTTCCTGTTTGAGTTGGCTGACTTTATTGGTATCTGTAAAATCTATGCCATCCACGAATACTTCAATGATGCCAAAATCCCGCAACTTGATGGGTTCGGTATTACTGACACTCAAATTAATATTATTAATTCGTAAGGCTTGCCACTGTGTTGTATAGCCTTGGTTTAATTCTCCTGCTTGTCCCCCGATTAATGCTTGGACATTCACTTCCACCATCGTGCCCGTAAAACTAATGTTTTCTGTTGTAGCAAATCGTTTGCTGGTGGTGTCAAGGACAATGGTTAATTCTGTTTTCCTGGGAATCTCCACATTTGGAACTTCCTCTGCCGTTGACAGTCTTACTTTCCCTTGGGCGTAGTGAAAATTTTCTCTTACCTTAACTTCCCTAACTCCGGGCAAACTCAACAAAGCATTTTCAATGGATGTAGTATTGGCATTACTAGCAGCAAGTAACGTTTTTTTCGCACGTTCCCGCAGTTGTTCGTCTGTCTCTCGCAGCTTACCCGTAAATACAATGGCTTCCGGATTGTTAACGGTTTTCACCCCTGGTACGGGTTGGGGCATAATCGTTACAGTTCCGGGTTGGGTAACTTCTGTTTCTCCTGGATGTAGGGCTTGCACCCGTACTTGCACTGAGGGCTTATCGGGGGGAATAATTTGGGGTTCGATTGTCTTGTAAGCTTTTTTCGGTGAGTCTTCCGTATCTTCTGTGGTGACTAACGTCCCCAAGGGAATAGTGATATCTTCGTCCAATCCCAAATCGCGATCGAACGTCACCATTCCGGTAGCATAATCCGGTTCGCCGCGCTTAATCCCCAAGATGGCGACTACCTTATCTAAATCCACATCTTCGGCCGTATCCACATAAGCAGACAGGTACACCCGCTGCATTTGTTCGTACAACATTGCCATCTCATAAGCAAAGGATTCGTAAAGGGTACGAATCACACTGCCGGTTTGAAAGTCGCTGAGGGTGGGGACGGTGCGATCGCGCATCGCCTCAAATATTTGGGTGAAATTCTTTTGCTCGAAAACCATAAGATTTTTTTTTATTTTAAACTATCAATAAGCTCATAGTTACGGGTGTATCTACATCTAGAACTTTCAGGATTATTTGGGCTTTTAAAGTGTTAGGTTCTTTCAATCGAGAGGGCGGTTCAAAGGCAATATTAATCACTTCTTGAATTCTGGGTTCTTCATACAAACATTCGCGAATATAAATATTTGCTAAGGTTTGCGTTCTCAGATTGTTGGCTTCCCCCACTAACAGATATAAGCGCGAACCATAATCAGGATGTCCCAGGCTAGCTAGTTCTCCTTTGCGGGTATGAAGTCGATTTAAAATGGCTTGAATCAGATTATCGATTTTCGTAACTGTGGTTAAGTCGCGATTCTCTACTCCTAAATCTACGGTTTGCCAATCGGCAATTGATTCACCGGAATTGCGGCGAGTTAGTTTTAAATCGAGTTGTTGTAAATCCTCAGCCATAATTATTCAAGATTTTTTGATTTGATTAATTGTTTCTTGAGACAAAGTCACACTTGCTTGACTCAGGTCAACTTTCCCCGTAACTTTTATATCTCCAGCGATTGTTAAATTACCAGTAATCTGAACGGGTTTATCATTCTCCCCAGATAACTGAATGTCACCATTATCAAGAATTTTGATAGTAGTTCCACCCAAGCTAACTGTGATTTCTTTATCTGTAACTTCGATTAATTTTTTATCTGGGTCAATCTCTACCGCAAAATTACCTTTGGCTACAATTTGATTTTTAGTCACCAAAGAAATGCCCGTTTTCTGATCTAAGCGAATCTTGGCATGACCGGACTTTTTATTCGGACTTGTATCTGGACAAGTTTCATCGATTCCCTCACAATAGCGATTACCCTCGTGTTTTTCTATCCGACTGGGCATATCGTTGGGGCAGATAAAAATTTCTAAATATAAGGGGTCGGCATCTTTTTGTTCCTGAATTGGCTGTTCGGGATTACCTGTATAAACATAATCGCTGTTGGCACCTTTAATTCTGACCATGTTGGATTTGTCAATGGGGTATTAGGGAATAGGGAATAGGTCTTATCCCACCTTAGTATTTCTAGCTTTGGCTTGAATAGAATTAATCTTTTCTGTTGGCACCAGCACCGGACAAGGCGCACCTAAATTACCAACATGGGTATGTGTGCTGAGGATAATATCGTCATTATCGCCAACCGCATTAGCTACTACTCTGCCACCAACTTGGATCGACCCGGTAGCCGCATCGCCAATTTTAATGCTACCCATACTTTTGACAGTGACGTTGTTACTAGCCGCATCAATCGTAATGCCGCCTGCCTCAATTTTAATTTTGCAAGTGCCGTTATCAATGCTAATATCGCCACCCGAAAGGACAACTTGACATTTTTCATTTTTTAAGGTGGCATCCCCGCCTTCTAAGGTGAGATGGCATTTTTCATTGGTTATATCAATTTTCTCATCGTTGATGGTAATAACGTGCTTTTCATTTTTGCTGGTGACAGTAATTGCTCCCTCTCTATCAATTTTTAAACTGCCCCCCTTTTCGCGATCGTGTTGGAGCAAAAATTCCTTTTCTTTATTTACAGGAGGTTGGTCTTCATCGTTATATAATCGACCAATAATCGCAGGAGCATTAATATTGCCTCCAATAAAAGTTACCAAGACTAAATCCCCAACGTTGGGAATATTCGCCAGTCCAATATGGGGCGTAACAACTGGCACTTTCCGCAGTTCAAAATCTTTTCCATCTGGCTGCTTTTTATTCTTCAACTTTACGGAACATTGGTAGTTATCTTTATCGCTATCAGCAGCATGGGGAAATATGGCTGTAACGATACCCAGTTCGGTGGTGTAAATTTTTTGCGCTTCTTGCTGGGCAACTTTTTGCATTACCCCAATAATTGAATCCATTACTTTTCCTCCCAAGCGATCGCAGTTAAAAAACCCTGACGGCGGTTGATGGTATGCCTAACTCCAGTTACTTTAAAAGTGCCATTTTGCTGGCTAATGGGCATTTTGGTTGTTTGGATGCCATCTCCTAATTTGACATTGGCTGCGCCAATCACTGTTATCTGTCCCTGTTGCTTTCGTTTCAGATGAGTTAGCATTCCCTTGGCAATATTTTGAGCAACAGCTTGGTTGCGTGCAGTTGGATCGGCAAGTCGCAGGACGTTCGCACCAGAACCCGCCGTAGCTTTGACTTCCTTTTTAGTTAACCAAGAAGAAGCTTGTTCGCCTTGTCCTTGACTGGCGGGACTTTCTCCATAAATTTCCACTTTTTCGATGCCTGTTTGGGGTTGCTCACAGCGGCAGTTGAGAATATCTTGACCGTAGGTAAAAGTATGAGAGGTGGCAGGACTGTATTGAGCAAAGATAGCGCGATCGCGTTCGTTGACATAACTATCAAAACCGCACTGTTGGGCTAAAGTTTTCAATTGTTCGCAAGCTGTGAGGCGATCGCCTACGGTATAGACAGAAAATTTTATGCCATTCTCAACTTTGCCGACTGGCAAATTAACTTGTTTGAGAATATCTTTGACAATATCGCCAGCATAAGATTTTTCGTAAACCCGATTCAAGCGCAGCAACGTTAAGTCAGTAAAAGCACTAGCCGCCTCAATAGTGACGCGATCGATTTCCCAATCCACGCGAGTCACTCGACCTGTAAAGACTAAGGTAGTTTGCCCAGCGTAACCGAGTTCTACCGATACCGGATTTTTAGGGGCAACCTGCACGTTTTTCGGTATGCCTAAAACAATGCGGCAACTGTTGACAGGAACCTGCAAAGAAGCTTGCGATCGCAGATCGAGTAACAGTGTTTTATCGTTAGCCGTGTAGGTGGTACTGCCGAGTTTGATTTTGTAATTAATCTTCAACATCCAGATTGCCTCCTATACGGGTAAGGCATTTAACAAGCGATCGAAGGCTTCCGCTACATCTCCTAAGCCAATATCCAATTCGCTTTTCAGGTGTTCGAGGCGTGTCCTTAAACCTTTAAACAAGTCGTTAACTGCATCCCGTAGGGCTTGGGTTTTCTTGACAATTTTTTCCTGATACTGACCATCAAGAGCACTGGCGACTGCCGCTAAAAGGTCGTTGATTAATTGGATAATATTAGCGTGAAGTGCATCCAATTCATCGACAATTTTTTGAGGATATATCTGCGCTAACTGGTTCTGGAGGTAGGGAAAAATTGACTCAACATTCATGACCAATTCCCCTTCATAAGCCGATTCGATTAACACGCGATTGAAGTGGACAATATTATTGCGATCGTTACTTCGACATAACTTTTGCGCTTCGTCAGACAAATTTACTCCCTGAAATCGCTCTAGAGTGTAGAAGTTTTCATCTAGGAGTAGGCGATTTAAATCCCGAACCACTGCTGTTTTTGTCCCTGGCGAGTTGACTGACAGCAGAGACTGGGTATTAGTAGTTAGTTGAGATTTGATGTAAACAGTAATACTGTCCTGGGATTGTCGTAGTTTTTGTAAGAAGGTATCGAAGTTAATAAAATCGCTGTTTTCAAAACTATTTAACAATCGATGGGGACTGAGCGACTGCACCGTCGAGAGAACGGTGTTATACGTTTCTTGCAATGCCGTCACCACCTCCCCAACCAGACTGGTAATTACAGCTTTAACCTCATTAATGCCATCGCGTATTTGATTGCCTAAACTAGTGGCAAGATTGCTCAAAATTTGTGCTAATCTTCCCGGTGCCTCTTGTAATTTTTGAATTACAACTTTGATGTCTCCCAGCACGGAGCGAGGTTGTGCCAGCAATCTATCCAGGGAATTGAGCAGATTTTTTATGGGATCAATCAGTTGTCGATCCAATTCAGTCGGCAGCATTTCTTTGAATCTGTCAACGATTTGCTCGACGCTAAAGGTTTTAATCAGTTCGCTGCGTTCGGGTTTATTGGGTTTGAGGCGGCCGTGATCTGCTCTCAGGAGTTGCTCCACTTGCTCGTAAACCGACTGAGGGTTGGTGGCACTGATGGTGTCATACAGCTTTTGTAAGCGATCGCGCAAATCCTGATACTCAACCGCCAGTTCTGAGGGTGGATTAAATTGGACCAAAGTTGGTTTCTGTGCGTCCCACTGCGTCTGCACGGCTGTCATCACGGGAGCATATTCGTTCACAGCAGCTTGCAAACTACTCAGATCGAAACCGATATTGGGTTTCTTCTGAGTTTCCACATAATCAGTAATTGCCTGTTCCAATCCTCCTAAAGCTTGGATTAACTGTTCTGTGTTGATGGCATTGACTCGTTGCACCACGCGATCGCGCAGAGCTTCAATTTGCTTAATTGTGCCAGCAAAACTGTAGTTCAATATGTTTTCCAAAGTCAGCCAAAAATCAGATTGCAGCACATCGGCTAAACCCACACAGTCCATCAGCTTGTCTACTTGATTCAATCCCTCATTCACTTTTTGCACCAAAGCTTCTACCGGGATGTTATCCAAGGTAGTAGTGACAGTTTGCAATTGCTGATTGAGGAAACTCGTAATCGTATCCGGAGACAGGGATTCAATGATTTTAACCAGCTTTTGATAAAGTTCCTCTAACTTATCAATTAACTGCTGGGGGTTAATCACATCCAGCTTGCCCAGCATTTCATCATAGAAGTTCTTAACGGGTTGCAGCAAAACCGAAGGTTTGTACTCATTGAGTTGTGCCACCACCGGATTGAGATACGGCTTGAGAAACTCTTCAATTAAAGTTCCGGGTTGAAAGGATTGAATTCTAGCATCAATTTTCTGAAATTCTCCCTCAATTAATCCCACCAAGTTTTCTAGGGGTTCCAGAATTTCCGCAAAAGCTGACTTTAACTCTGGATTAACAATCCCCGGTACATCCACCTGTTTAATAATCTCAGTCCCGGCTTTCAGAGCAACTTTTGATACGGTACTGAGTTTAGTCGCATCAATCGCTCGAAAGTCTTTTTCTAAGTCACCGCTTTTATCGACTACCGCTTTAAACGCTGGTTTGAGCGATACTTTTTCCAGGTTATCAGTAATCAATTTTATCCCGTTTTCCGCCTGTTTGAGACCCTGATTAACCTGGGGATTGTCGAGAACTTGGGTAACTTTATCCAGCAACTGATTAATTTTAAACTCTAAAGCTTCCCGGTTGAGGTCTGTTTGAATTTTTTGGTTAACGTCCGAAAGACTGCTCCTGATCTGCTCCGTTGTCTGCTGAATTTGTCCAGAAATCTTATCAATGTTGCCGACAATAACTGTTGATGCTTGGTTGCAAACTTGCTTGATCGGTTTAACCAACTCTGCTGATTCAGCGCAAACTTTGTCAATAAACTCTTTAAGCTGTCGGATAGTATCCGACAGAAAATCTTTGATTTGATTTAAAACTTGTTTACCTTGCTCAATCGCTCCAGCAATTGCCGCAGTCGCTGTCCTCGCTAATTCTTCCGCCTTACTAATTGCTGTCTCAATCAGTTCTGGAATTTTTTGCGTGAACTCTCGCAACTTACGTGTAATATCGGCAATTTTTTGGTTAATGGTATCAAGATAACTTTGAATTTGATTAAACAGCGGCAATAAGGAGAGCGTATTTTCATCACTTGCTGCCGCTTGCGAAAGTCGATCTAGGGCAGCATTAAAACTTTCAATCGTGAAACTGTTTAAATTATCAATAGCCGTTTTGATTTTGTAGTCAACTTTTTCAAGATTCCGAGAAATATTCCTAATGCTTTTCCGTAATTCTTTAATTGCCGCTTGGTCAAGCTTGCTCGGTTCTGTCAACTGATTGAGTATGGCTTGATACTCACTTAGATACTGACGCCGCTGAGTAATATTATTTTCAATATTTTTAATCGCTTCCGAAGGAAGTTGTTGAGTTAAAGATGCAATTTCATTGTTAAAAATGCTAATTAAACTAGCTGAGCCAAGTTCACTCAGTAATTCATCAGGCTTAGAGAGTTTATCGAGTAATTTCTGGAAAACATTTAACAAAGCTTCAAATGTCCGCACTGGCAGTATTTGGGCTTTAGACAGAAATTCGTTAAATTCATCAAAGATAGAGTTAGCAACGGGAGGCAAGTCCCCAATACTAAAGCTGAAGTTCAAATCTTGAAGCAAATTGGTGATTGTTTTTTTAACTTCACCCACGATATCTAGATTTTGAAACGTGTCAGCGCTAGGAAGCGGAATAACTGCTGACAAAGTTTCCAGATTCAGAGTAGTGAGTTGATTGAATTGAGTCGTTAATTTTACATTCAGCTCGTTGGAAGATAAAGGAACGGATAAAATTTTGTTTTCGACATTGCTTAAATCTAACGGAGACAAGTTCAGTTCATTTCCCAATTCATCTAAATTGGGAACCTGCGGCGTAACATTACCCAGAAAAGCTTCTGACTTACTCAAGCCACTTGTTATATCAGCAAATGCAACTTGAGGGTTGAGCGATTCTAAATTTTCTAGCAGGGAGAGTGCCATAAGTCTAATTACCGACGTCAAAGTGGAATCTTCAAGAGAGAATTGCCAGCTCAAAGCTGAGCTATAAGCGCTAAATATTAAAAAGTAATTTCAACCCGGCAGTCGCTTGACCCAAACTTTGAGTTGCATCCTTCACAGGTTCCAAAGCACTTTTTAAAGGTTCAATTGGGTTAGTAATTTCTGGCAAATTCCCCATTTGCAAAGTATCCATCAGACTTGTAACTTTCATCAATTTTGCCGCCTCAAGGTGAATATTTTTGTCTAGATTTGAAACTCCTGGGGCAGAGGCGGGTTTGGGAGTAGCAACATACTCAGTAATTGTTAGCCGATAGCTCAATTCCTCTGGCGCATCAGCAACTTGGAACACTTCAAACTTTTGTAAAACAACTTGGCTAAAATAGGCTTGACCGACTATTTCGGCAACAAAGTCAACAGGTTCCCGCTGTTTGTGAATTTTCCGCAAAAACTCTAAATCGTCACCTGCTTTTTGCCCGTAAAAAATCCCCCTAATTTCCAATCGCACCGAATCTCGTCCCAAATCTTGAACAAGATTTCCCAATTGACCAGGAATCCGATGAGATACCCAATCAGCCTGCTCTAAAGTAACTATTCTATGAACCCGATTAAGCTCAACTTTGCCTAATTTGATTGCCATAATCACTCCCCATAAAATCGGCGATACTCTCGATTAATCTCTTGGGCGATCGCTCCTAAAATCAAGTCCATGTCTAGTTCTGGATTGCGATCGCTATTCATGGGTATTGGTTCTACCCCAGTCTCGTTATGTTGACTGTGATTGGGTGATGCTGCGCTCGCTTCAGTAGCAAGGGCTTGCTTGCCTAATTCAGCCAACCCAGCATTTTGTGCTAATTGTTCTGCAAAATCTGCAACTGTTCCTATATGCTGCACCGTAGGATATAGGGCTGATGAACTATCTGTAAACGGCGAGAATTCTTCTGGATTAACGGGTTCTATGAAATCAGTAATATTCTCTGCTGGCTGTGTTGGTAATTTTTCGTCAAGTATGTGTTCTCGATTTGGCTGTGATTCCAAAAAGTTAGCCAGGTCTTTTAAGCCTTTAATCGAACTTGATAGATTTGCATAATGCGTCGGATTATCAGTATAAATTGCTTCATTGGGGAGTAATTCTTTTCCTTCACTCCCCAAATTATTGCTCAAAGTTCTAATCTTTTCATCTGGGCTTTGCCAGTCATCTTGGTTCTGACTTGCAGAGTTATCAACTGGCGAAACTTCAGAGAAAGTATAAAAGTCAGAATTCAACTGAAGCGAAGAAGGTTTGGTAATATGCATTCCCCTGCCAACTTGATTAGTCTCAGAGACTTCTATATCTTCGGATAGCTTGCCAAGCACCAGTTGATTGTTGCCAGCTTGCCCATTCGCCTGTAATCTCTGCCATGCAACTGTAGATGTTGATGAAGTCTCTGCAACAGAATTAACTTGATTGGGGATAATGGGTGAGAATGGGGAATCAGGATGCGATCGCCTATCTGTTTTACTAGATTGGCGACTAGCAGTAGAGATGGGTGCGTCAAGATTAACCAAAGACTCGTATCTTTTCCATGTTGCTAAGTAGGGATGAATTTTTTCTCGATCATCAGATGTTCTTTCCTCCCCTACATTGACATTGCTATCATTCGCAAAATCTAATGGAATAAACCCTGTAGTCAGCAGTTTTTCCCAAGCTTCCGATTCATTGATGACTTGCTCAACTTGAGCAGTTGCTTGGAATGAATTATCAATTTCCTGCCAATCTTCTCTACGAAAAACACAATCCGTTAACCACCCACTTGTATAGTTGTGTACCAAAGATTGAAATTCGTTGCTGAGACTGATGCCAAGGTCTATCAAACTCTTGTTAGCCATCTCTACTTCTCGCATCCCTTCATAGGTATTATCAAAACCTCTCGGTGAACTTTTCTCCTATCTTCCTTGTCCCCCCTGCTTCTCCTCATCCAACAGTTGTAGGTATATCGACACTTGCGCCATGGTTAGCGATCGCACTTGTTGAGGAGTCCAACCAAAAGTACGCGCTAACCGATAGCTAGCTAAAACCAATGGCGAATTACTTAACTCGAACTCATTTTTTTTTCCGTCAGTCCGCTAATTTGCCGAATCTGAGCGATTAAAAAGTTAACTAATCCTAGATTCATACTTTTAATCTGTTCCAACGAAAGAGTTGGTTGCGTTAGCGATTCTTTAATCATCAACAAAGGAATTAGCGCGGGGTCATTCTTTGCAGCTTTCATAATCAGCCCAAATGTACCAATCGTCAGCGGACGCAGTTGAACCACTAATTCCTGGTTTGTATTAGTGCTACTTACGCCCGGTCGCAATACTTCTGGGGGAATCGTTACATCAAAAATAACTTCTGAACCACCTAGCAGTTCTTCCGGTGTTACAAATTGCATATGAGAGTGAGGAGAGGAAAACGGGGAGATAGCTTCTCCAGCGTGTTTGAGCTTAACTCAGCAGTCGCACATTAACGAACTCGTTGAGCAATAACAGATTTCTTGGGGAATGGAACGTATTGCCCGTCGCGTGATTATGCAAATTAAATGTACAGTCGCTTAACTATCAGCCTGTTTCGTCAGAACTAATGCGTAAAGCTTTAAATGTCACCCCTTCCATGACAAAATTATCTTCCGGTAAAGTAAAACTCCAGCTTTCAAACTTAACTCCAAACACCGTGAGCGTACTGCTGTTATCTGGTAAAGCTGGATTTCTGAGCGAGATTACAATATTAAAAGAAGGCTGAGGAATTGCTCCAGTTGGAGGAGGACTTTTAGCGCCATCGCCCAGGAGCAACTTTAATAAAGCTCCATTAATGTGCGCTCGCTCGATAAAACCAGAAACGTTAATATTACCAGGACGTAATTCTGTAGGGAAGCGTTTTCCTAATTCGTGATAGGGTCGTAATTCATTTTCTACCTTAACCTGGACATTTTGTAAACGTCCCACCACACTAGAGAATTCGTAATCGCCGATCAGGGCTTCTGCTAATTTACCCTCAACTGATTCCTGATTATCTACAGCTAAAACAAGCGTTGCATCAGAACCTCGAAAAACATTGACATTAGGCATAATTTTTTCCTAAAAAATGACAATTCAATCAAGTGAGCAATTAACTGCGCCAGATGTCTACTCAGGATGAATCTCTTATCCCAGATACATCGTCACTTGGATGAAATCAATACTGAATGTCGGTTGTAGAGTCATTTTCACGGCAACTTCCCCAGCAATTTCCTGTGCGCGAGTAGCAGACACTTCCAGTTGGTAACTTACTAGAGCCTCGCTCTCTACCATACTCGTAAGGAATGCATCCAACGTTGCTTTCATCGCTGAGCGCACTCGCTCATTATTCAACTTACCAATGTAGGGATCGCAACAAGAGCGCACTCCATAAATTGCATAATCAACAATACGGCGCGTAGTGATTTGATTCCAAGGGCTATCGGCTGTAGTGATTCCTTTGACTACTCGAAATCCATTCCGAGCTTCTACCGTAAAAACTTTTCTTTGCACCAGTTGTTGTAGCTGGGCATTGTTAAACTCTGTGCTTAGTCCTTCAATACTCAGATTTTTATTGGTGGGACTGGCTTGGACGTTGAGTGAAGCAATTAAGCCAGCTACTGCCGCTGCTAAGTAAATTCCAGGCAGTCTATCTTGCTTGCCCTGAGAAGTCATCAAAATCCCTGGCGCGGTAAAGATCAGACGACCATCAACATTACTAAGATTGTGACCGCTAATTTGCTCAAAATCATCTTGATCATTTTTGAAACCACTACCAATAATGCCTATTCTTTCAGCTTTATTTTCTGCTGTAGTGTTCAAATGTCCTTGGAGGGCGTTAACCATACCTGTGTTGGTAGTATCTTGCCCAGCTAGGACAACAATGTTGACAATTTTATTTTCTAACAGTGCTAAGCTTTTTTGATAAGCATCGACAGTTTCTCCCGCAGTTCGCACGGCATAAACCGTCTGTCCGCCATTTTTATAAATTAGTTCCAAGGCGCGAATCAGCGTCAGCTCACCCTTATCTCCTCCTTGCCATTCATCGCTGTCACCAAAAATTTCCTTGGCTTCCGACAAGCTACTAAGTAATTGCACTTCATTCTGAGGACCTTGAGCAGCTGTACCAACAATACCAATATTACCTGTAGCAACTCCTCCCGAGCTAATTAATCCTTCGGCACGAACTTCAACGTAAGTGCCCGGTAAAATCCTTGTTTGAACCATAAAAAATTTTTTGTAGTTTTTAGAACTACTTATTATTGCATATCTCCTGTTCAACATTAAAACGTTAAGAAAATTATCAGTTGATTGCAGATTAGTAACAAATTTTTAACCCAGAAATTTCCTAAGCTTTACCTAGAAAATTTACTCAAGAAATGTAGAGCACTTAGGCCTTAGACGGGTTATGATGGACTTGCTTTATCTGCTCGACAGAACCTAGGAAAATCTCTGCTATATAACTCTGGTGTCTGCTGAAGCCATGGAAACGGTAAAACGAAGTTTTTTTACTTTATTCTTATTGAGCTTTACTTTTAATTTTTTAATTCTTAATTTTTACTTCACAAAGGGTCTACAGGCTCAGCAGGAGTT